CCGAGGAAATCACCGAACGATGTGGTCGGCTTGAACGGCGCAGCCGTCGACAGACCCTTGCCGAGCGCCAGCCCGCCGGCACCGCCAAGCAGATCCGCGAACAGCTTCATGCCGTCGCCCTTCTGGTTGGCTGCTTCGAGCTCGAACGGCAGGACATTGGACGAACTCTGCTTGAAGCCGGCGAGCTGGCCGATCCTGTTGGCGTCCCTGCCCTGCAGCAAACTCTTGTCGCCGAGCACATCGCCGAACGAGCGCAGCCCGCCGAGCGCATTGGCGGTGCGATCTGTCAATGCCGTGGCCTGGCCGCGCTGCTTGGCCTCTTCCGCGATCGTGATGTCCGAACTGGTCGTCGGCAGCGCGCTTTCCTTTGACGGTTCCGGAACGTCCTGCCCGCGATAATAGTCCTGCAGTTGTCCGGACTTCTTCTCCTGGTTACGATCGAATTTCTTGTACTTGTTCTGCGTGCCGCGATTGATCGCGTCCGCTTCGCTGTCGAGGCCATGTTGCCGAATGCGCTCGGCTTTCATCGCGTCGTTGCGCGCGGCATTGACCCGGCTCTGCGCTGCGGCGTTCATCGCCACACCGCCGGCCGATGCTGCAATTCCGACGAGGGTCATTGGATCGCACATTAGGGTTTCACGCTCACTGATTTGGAGGGCGAGAACAGGCCAGTGTTATACCGGACGGGCACCTGACCGCCCGAATAGGCGTTGGCCTTCTCCAGCGCGGCCTGCGTGCCGAGGCCTGATGTAAACTGCGCGAAAAGGTCGGTGAGCGGGTTATAGGACGGCGGCTGCGATAGCACTCCGGCGCGCGAAATTGCCTGATTGGCGGCGCCCTGCGCGTCACCGGTCGCCTGAAGCGTGGTGATCAGGCCGGAACGCGCGTCCTCGACATTCTGCCGCGCCGTCGTGGCGTAGGCCCGCGCGTCGTCGGCCACCTTCTGCTTGTTGAGGTCGTAGAGCTTCTGCAGCTCGGAAACCTGTTCGCCGCGCGTCGAGCTGTCGAGATTGCCACCGCGCGCCAGCGAGAAGGTCAGTTCCTTCTGCGCGTCGCCATACTGGTTCTCGAGCTGAGGATTGGCATAGTCGATGAAATTCCGTCGCTGCTCCCGGAAGAACGGCTTGTCGAACTGATTGTCGAAGATATTGTTGACGCGGCGCGTGCCCTGGCGGATTTCCTGCTGGCGCGCCTGTTCTTCCTTACGCGCCCGCTCGGCCTCTTTGCCGCCGCCACCACCGCCGAATAGAAAACTCATGCTGTCCGCAACCTCATGCAAAGCCCGACCGTCTCAAAGCCAAAATGTTCGAAAAAGCGCTTTGTGCGATCCGGGCTGAAGCCGTAATCATTGCCGCCGAATATTTCAGTGAAGCCCCTTCGTCTGGCTTCGGCGATCAAATGCCTCATCAAGAGTACGGCTGCCCGAGTGCCGCGATGTTCGGGACGAACATAGATTACCTCCTGCACGTAGAATTGTAAATCCACGTAGCGGTAGCGGCCGACGCTGGCCATGAGATAGCCAACGGCCTCGCCATCGTGCTCCGCGAAATATATCGTGGGGTCGGCGAGGTCGAGATAATCACGGAAGACCTGCCGCACGCGCGCGGGATCGAAACCGTGCCCTTTACGCACCTCGCCAACGTTCAGCCGGGCCATCTCGACGAACGTGTCGATCTCTTCGTCGAGCGCCAATCTAACCAACATCGGCGGCCACCCACGAGAACTGGATATAGGCCTCGCCGCGCTTGCCGAAGCCTCTCAGCGGCTCGGTTTCGGACGTCAGACCGATCGCCTTCAGCCAGGCGTGCGATTGCGTGTGCGTTGCCATCGACACGGCCTCGATGCGGTGGATGCCGCGATCGACGAGCTTCGGGAACAGGTTATTGCGGATGAACCGGGTGATCGGCAGCGCGATGCCAGGAAACCGGTCATTGGCGAAGAACAGCAGCGTAATGACATTCGGTCGCGCCTCGATCGTGCCACCGACGCAGACCGCGCCCCGGTCGTCGTGACCGACCATCACGCCGGAATAGCTGTGGTAGGTGTCGGCCAGTTTTCGCGCCAGTTCGATCGGATCGTCGGTGTCGTGAACGCCCGAGAACTCGCGAAAATCGTCGGCGCGCATATGCCGGGCGACGTTGTAGACGTCAGTGTAGGTCGGCTCAGCTATTCTCAATCTGATCACCGGCATAGGTCACGACCAGCGACGAAAGCTTGGCCGCCTGGTCGTCCGTGGTGCTGACGCGCAGGCTCAAGTGGTTCGACCGGCCGGACATCGGAATGCTGGCGTCCTCGTAGGTCGTATCGGTGACGGTGATCGTGCCGTCGGTCGCCCCTTCGTCCTTGGGCGACATAGCCCAATCAACGGACCACTTACCGGCTACCGCCAGATCGATAAACTGCCATTCCTTTTTCTTGGCGGGCGCATTGGCGTCCATATAGGGTAGCCAGGCCTCGGCGAGCGTCTCGTCGTATGTCGGCGCGGTCTTGGAGGTGCCGCCGAAAATGTAGAGGTCGTCTCCGGAACGAATGTAGACCTTCCGGTCGTAGACAGCGGCATAGTCGACATCGAAGGCGACGTCCTCGTCGTCCTCGTGGTAGGACGGCGTGTAGGTCGTCCACGCGCTGATCTTTGCGCCAGGATAAAATGCGAAGACGTAGATGATATCCCTGGCGATCAGCCAGAAATTCCCGGTGCGCGGCTCGATAAGCCCGAAGACCTGAAAGGCTTCGTCGTCCAGCACCTCGGCTAGCCGTTCCGAAATGAGCGGATCGACCGGTACGCCCGTGTCGGTCGTCGCCGCCGCGTTGGTGCTGGCGCGGGACTGAACGGAGCGCAAGCCGCTCTCGTCGGCGTAGAAAACGTCGCTATCGCCGAACTCCGTGACCGAATTCGGGAACCGGGTTCCCGTATTGCGAAGGGTTTGAATGCCCCGGTTCAGCTTCGGGTCCGGATCGATATACTCGATGATGATCGTGCGCTTGGCGAACACGGCGAGGTAGTTCTGGTAACGCGACAGGGCCGTCAGTTCCTCTCCGCCGCTGGTCTTGGCGCCCATATCTATAAAGCCAGCGCCGACATTGTCGGTGGTCCACTTCGTCGGCGCATCGACACCGGAAAAATATAGCGCTTTGCCGGCCACCGCATAGACCTTGCTGTCGGCCGTCTTCAGGAAGGTGCCGCGCGAGAGACTGTCGTTCGACCCGCCTGCCATTGCCGTGACGTCCTCGAAGACCAGGCCGTTGGTCGCGGTCCACGCAAATTCGAGACCGTTGAACTGCTCGCCGGCCACTTCCGACTGCAGGATCAGCTTCGCGCCGTCCGTAGTCGCGGAATAGCCCGACGTGCCCGTCAGGCTGTTGATCTCGTCCCGCATGGCGTCGGCCATCGCGCCGGCGGCTGCCGACCAGACGACCTGGCTATCGATCAGCGGCGTGTCGCCGATCCACAGCTCCGTCAGCGTCGGGAAGCCGTTACCGGAACCCCCGGTTATCTTGGTGGCTTCGGTGACGACCAGCGTGCCCGTCACCACGACATCGATCTGCTCGTTGTTGAAATCGTTCCCGAACGGCCCGTACAACTTGACGATCCACCCACCGGTGACATGCGTTGCGCTGAACCCGGTCGTGCCGGTATTGGCGTTGACGTCGTCCGCGATATCGCCGATCCACGCCGCATGATCCGTGGTCGTGCCGGGGTGAGCGATCGGACCCGACAGAAGCTCGAGCCCGGCCACCTGCAGCGACGATATCTCGCCCGATGGCGTGGCGGAGCCTGCCTTGATCCGAAACTCACCTTTGCCGCGATCCCCCTTCACCACGTCGACCTGCTTCACGGTCAGCGTGGCGCGGGCGAAAGTATCGGACCAACTGGAGACATACACTCCGTCGTAATAAAGATGCCTGGATCCATCCGCGAACTCGACGGCGACGTAGAGCTTCGCCGAATGCAATTCGGCGCACAGTAGCTTGGCCACGGCCAGGGCGGGCGTAATCGGATGAACGATCTGCTGGTACTTGACATCGGCGTGAAGAGTGCCCGGCCTCGTCGTGTGGCCGAAAGTGTAGATGCCATCAGCGCCGGCGGCCATGCCGACGGTATCCGCGGCGCCGTGCCAGTCGGCGAAAGCCGCGCGCTTCTCGAACTCGCCGCCGCGATTGATATGCCCGTTGTTGGCTTTGATCAACACGCCGGCGGTGGTCGTGACCGGCAAACGCCGCGTGTCCAAACCGCCCGTGAATTCCTTGACCCATATCGTGCCCATGCGTCAGCTCGTCGGATTGTAGACGGCGACGGGGATGCGCTCGGGCCGCTGGCTCTGCTGCCCGCCGAACATGTTCGTGACGCGCCGGCGCTGCTGGTTGCCGCGCAGCTTGCCGTAGCGCTTGTTGGCCTTGTCGAGCTTCAGCTGCGCGTCCTTGGCGCCCGTGGCGGCCAGCACCTCGGCAGCGCAGAACATGACGATAAGCTGATCGTCCAGATCGGCGACATCGGTGTCCGCGATGAGCGGGCGCAGCTTTCGGATGCCCGTGAGCTTGATATGACCTTCGAGCGTCGTGGCGTCATAGTCTTCGCTCGGCTTTGGCCACACCTCCAGCTGTTCGTCTTCCGAGATGCGCCAGTTGGTGATCGGCCAGGAGCGCTGGTCCAGATCGGGATTAAACGTGGAGTAGTGCCGGGCATCTATGCCGTTCGTCAGCGGCAGGTAGCGACCGCCATACCAGAGCTCGGCTTTCTGCGTGCGGTCGAGATGAAGATCGTCCGGCATGTCGTAGAGGTTCTGCCCGGCGGCGATCTCGACCGTCCTGCTGACGCGCAGCATCGGCCAGTCGAAGTCTTCCCACAGCCATTCCTGAACGGTCTGGATGTGCTCGACCTGTCGATCGCGGTCGGCTGCGTTGTGGGCGACATTGCGCGACATCCGGCTTTCCGACCGGTACTTCGTCAAAAGCTGGACGAGAGAGGTGCCACGCATCGTCGATCCTTACTGGAACATGCCGGCGTCGGGCATATCGTCGCCTACGCCATCGTCCTCGTCGTCGGCCTGCTCGGGGTGAAGCTGTTCGTTGATCTTCCTGATCCGTTCAGCGCGCGCCGTTTCAAGCGCCTTGATGATTTCGGCCTTGTTGTCGTTCTGCGAGACATCAACGCTGCGCTCGGACGCCAGCTGCAGCAGTTGCACCTTGGTCAGCTTGCTGAGGTCTTCAACGTCGTTGGCAGGCTGTTCGGCGGGCGCCGGCGCTTTCTTTTCCTCGACCGGGCCGAGCGACTTGACGAATTCGCCATCCAGTTCAAGCTCGGTGAGCTTTTCGAACACGCGGGCCGCGGCGCCAGGGAACAGGGATGCGACAGCCTTCGACACCGCGCGGCCGTTCCCGTCATTGGCGCCGTAGACGTTGTGCAGGCGCTCGATCTCGGCGCGGTGGCTGCGCTGGATATCGCCGGTCCACTCGACGTCGCGAACGCTCTCGTTGCCGTGGATCAGCTGGAGGACCGCGATCTCGCCGGCGGTGACGCCA